GTGGCTGATTTTCTTCTACGGAAGCGGAGCCTGAGTAGTCTGAGGCGGAGGAGGAGCTGAGCGTGTCGTTTATGACCGAGCAGATCGTGGAGTTGACGCCGGAGATTTTGGCCAGGATCAACGTGGGCAAAGCCATGCAGCACGTGAGCCTGGCCAGCATCCCTGACACCGCGCCCTACAAGGCGGCGCTGTCGACTTACACGACGAGGATCGTGGAGTGCGTGAACAAGGGCGTGGGCCTGTTCCTGTGGGGCGACACCAGGACTGGGAAGACGTGCGCTGCTGCCATCGTGGCCAAGACCGCAGCGGCCCACGGCGGGAAGGTCTACTTCACCCGGGCCGATGAGATGATCCATGCCGTCATGGAGCGGGAGCGTTTCATCAACGGGACGACCGAGACCACCATCGAGAAGCGGGTGCTCGAAGTCGACCTGCTGGTCATCGACGAGCTGAGCGAGCCGGCCGACATCAAGGAGAAGCGGGTCATCGAGCGCATCATCCGCCAGCGGCAGGACCGGCAGCGGGCCACCGTGCTGACCACCAACCTGACCAAGGACGCCTTGCGTAACGCCTACGGCGAACCCTTCCTGCAGGCTGTCGAGGAGCACACCGTGCGGCTGCCCGTGTTCGGTGTCAACTGGCACGAGATGGGCAAGGACCGGATGAGCACGTTCCTGATGCAGGGACCACAGGGCGGTGCGAAGTGAACCTGGACGTCGCCTTCGTCGAACGTATGCTTCAGCACCCGGACCTGGCCGGGCTGAAGGAGAGCCGGGTCGAGCCGGACATGCTGTTCGACAAGCCCAAGGACGCGCTGAAGTTCGTGATGGACTTCTATGCGCAGTACGCCAAGATGCCGGACAAGGCCACCGTCGAGAACACCACCGGCGTCGTCCTGAACGAGAACCCTGTCGAGCCGCTGGAGTACTACGCCGACCAGGTTCGGGACCGGTGGCTGGGCAACCAGCTGAAGCCCGGTCTTCAGTTGGCCGCCAACGAGATTGCCTCCCGGCGGCCGAAGGATGCGCTGGACAAGATCAAGGACATGGTTGCCCGGGTCTCCAACCTGGACGCCGTTCCCGACGCCGGCCTGGTGGACCTGCGGGACAACACCGCCCAGCGGCTGGCCGACTACGAAGCCGTCAAGGCCCGTGGTGGGAAGATCGACGGGCTGCCGCTGCCGTGGTCGATCCTGAACCAGGCGACCATGGGAGTCCACAAGGGCGAGCTGTGGTTCTTCGTTGCCAGAACCAAGACGGGAAAGTCGTGGGCCGAGTTCGTGCTGGCCCATAACTTCTGGGTGATGGGCTACAAGGCGCTGGTGATCTCGATGGAGATGAGCCTGAGCAAGGTGGCCAGGCGCATTGACGCCATTGCCGCGCAGATCCCATATGGCGACTTCAAGAGCGGGAAGCTGGACCAGGTGTTCGAGGACCGCTTCAAGGCAACGCTGGATGCCTTCAAGGGCGTGGGCAACCCGAGTCCGACGCCGATGTGGTTGGTGGGCAACGGGCGCGTGCGCACGACGCAGGACATCGAGGTGCTCATCAACGAGTTGGAGCCGGACGTGGTGCTGGTCGACGGGATGTACCTGATGCAGCCGTCCGTGGGCGGTCGGAGCGGAAATGGTGGGAAGTGGGAGCGGGTGGCGAGCGTGGCTGACGATCTGCAAAAGCTGGCGCAGCGCAAGCAGGTGCCGCTGATCGCCACTTCCCAATTCGGCCGCAAGGTGAGCAAGGAGAACAAGGACGCCACCTCCGGTGACGTGGGCTTTGCTTTCGAGATCAGCCAGAACGCGGACTGCCTGATCGGGATGTTCCAGGATGAGGAGATGCGGACCATGAGGCGGATGCTCCTGCGGGTGTTGGAGCACCGCGAGGGCGAGCCGGTGAATCTGCTGGTCAACTGGGATTTCACGAGCATGAACTTCTCGGAGATCGGCGTGGTCAGCGGCGAGGAGCTGGCCAAGAAGGACGACAAGGACGACGACTCAAGGGTTCAGTTCTGATGACCGAAGCCGACATCGTCACGCTGTTCACGAAGCTGCAGTCCCAGCGGGTGCGCCCGGCGAGGGAGAACGTCAACGTCTCCTGCCCGCTGGCGCCGTGGACCCACAAGAGCCGCCACGACCGGTCGCCGTCGATGAGCGTGAAGGTCAACACCACTGGGCCGAGTGTCTTCATCTGCTACGCCTGCAACGCCCGGGGCACGTTGACCAGCCTGCTGTACTCGTTGCGGCGCTTCGGTTACCCTGTCGAAGACCTGATCCCTTGGGTGAAGGAGAAGGAGGCGGTCGACCTGCCTGCGGTGATCGAGCAGTCTTTTGTCAACTACGGGCCTGAGTACGCCGACCGGGCCAAGAAGGCCAACTTCGACGTGTGGGACGAGTCCGAGGCCGAGCCCTTCAAGGGCAAGGTGCCACGCTACGTGTTGAAGCGGGGCGTGGGCCTGGACACCTGCCGGGAGTGGGGGCTGGGCTACGACGAGGGTGCCAAGCGCCTGGTGTTCCCGATCCGCCGGAAGGATGGGCAGCTGGTGGGGCTGGTGGGCCGGGCGGTGCTGGACAGCGTGGAGCCGAAGTACAAGAACTACTGGAACTTCACCAAGAGCCAGTACCTTTATGGCGAGCACATGGTCGATGACCAGCGGCCGGTGGACCCAAATCTGCCGGGTGCGAAGGCTCTCGTCATCGTGGAGGGCATGTTCGACGTGCTGAAGCTGTGGACCATCGGCTACCGCCGGGTGGTGTCGCTGATGGGCTCCTACGCGTCGTCTGCCCAGGTCGAGAAGATACTCGCCACGGGGCTGGACATCTACACGCTGCTGGACTTCGACGTGGCGGGAGAGAAGGGACGCCGGCATCTGTGGCCGATGCTTGAGGGGAGGGTGCCGGTGTTCGACGTGCGAGGGCCGAAGGGGAAGGACCCTGACGACCTGACCCGGGAAGAGCTGTTGGAATGTCTGTCCAAGGCTCGGATCGTTTGAGAAGGGAGAGACCGTGTTGATGGTGTCGGAGAAGACGGGCTTTGTTCAGCGTCTGAACAAAGAGATCATGGGGTTGGGCGAGTTCCTATCCGAGCACATCGTGGATGGGGACTACCAACTGGACTACATGGCCTACCTGAAGCGGGCCTACTACGAGGGCCGGGAGATCGTGCTGACTCCGGACATTGTGTACTTCACGCTGCTCTGCGAGGTGGCCCGGATCGTGGACGCCGACCCCGAGTTCTACCGGACCCGGTTCACGGTGCACCCGAAGGAGGAGGGCCGGATGGAGCTGCGGGTCATCACCGGCAACCCGCGCGATCTGGCGGCGTACCTCAGTGCCTTCATGCCGCTGCTGCGGGAGAACATTCCCGGCGGGCTGGCTGACGAGATCCTGGCCGAGTTCACGACCACGGACGTGTCCGCCAGGCTGGCCCAGCACGCGGCCTTCGCGGACATGGCCAAGCATTACTACGAGTACTGCGGCTGCCAGGGCGCCCAGGGATCGAGCCTGCCACCGGACGTCGGGATCAAGCACGTCCACCTGAAGGGCAGCGCGATGGATTGGAGCATGATGCGCGCCAAGTGGGTGAGCGTCACGGGCCGGCTGTTCGGGTCGGACACACACACACGTCCGAGGATGCCGGAGTACCTGATAACGGTGGAGGAGCGGCTGGAGAAGATCGAGCGCGCAGCCGGCGGGGAGCCGATGCAGGAGTTCCTGTGCCAGATCTACAACGAGGACTACCGCGCTCCGGAGTCGTGGTTCGGGAAGCTCTTCGCGCCCAGCGACCTCAAGGGGGGCATCGCCGAGCACGTCGCCCGGGTGCCCTACACGTCCGAGAGCGACGACTTCGGGAAGGAGCACCTGGTGCTGGTGGTGGGCGTCCTGTCGAGTCACCTGGACGGGAAGATCCTGGTTCCGGAGTTTGGCTGCGCCGCCTTCAAGAACACGAATGCGGCAGATTTCTCTTGAACCAGGAGGGGCTTTGGGGTACACTAGGTCACGTGAAAGGAGGTGCCGGCCAAGAGACTTACTGTCGACATTGTGCGCCGAGAGTGGTTGAGCGCGTGTGAGAACCCACAGGGAAACGAGAGATGGAGAAACGAGATGAGTGACGAAGGCAAGTGGTTCCAGACCGGATTCAAGGTTGCCCAGGATCTCAACAAAGAGCGTGAGGACCGCCGAAACCAGACCGGAGACCTGCGTCGGTTCTGGGTCGGCATCGGGGCCGACAAGGCCCGGGATATCATCTTCCTCGACAACTTCAAGCTGAAGATGGAGCGCGAGGGTCGTGAGTGCGACGCCGTGCCCTTCGTCGTCTGGGAGCACCAGCTCGAAGTCGACGGGGACTGGCAGGACAAGAAGCACATCACCTGCGTCGGTCCGAACAACGGCTGCCTGTGCTGCGAGAAGAAGCTCAAGAAGACCTGCGTCGGGATCCTGAGCGTTCTCGACGTGACCTCCTTCCAGGACAAGCAGACCGGTCAGAAGATCGTGAAGCCGGAGAAGAAGCTCTTCGCCGGCACGCCGAACGCGCTGGTGATGCTCAATGCCAAGAAGGAGAAGCGCGACGGCAACCTGACGGGCTGCCGGTTCAGCGTGGCTCGCCACGAGAAGCGCAGTCCGCGCGTGGGTGGCGACTTCGACTTCACCGACAAGGTCGACGACCTGAAGGCCAAGTACCCGGGGATCAACCTGGATCCCTACGGGTTCAGCGCCGAGCAGACCGTGGCCTTCTACATGAAGCTGCTGGCGCCCATGCCTCGGGCGGAGATCGAGAAGCTCTTCGCCGAGCACAACGTGGTGGACGGCTCCGGGTTCAAGGGTGCGACCAGTGGCACCGCGCCCGCCAGCGATTCGGCTGACTCCATCAAGTACTAGGTTCGAGACATGACGACCGTCGCGCACAGCGCCGTGGCAGAGGCATTGTCTGCCCTGCGGAGGCACAGCGCCTTCGTCCTTGACCTTGAGACCACCGGACTGTGTGCCCGGACGGACCGCATCATCGGCATCGCCATCGGCGTCAGTGAGGACCAGACTTGGTATCTGGACTTCACTGGCGCCGAGCGATGTTCCTTCACCGAGGTGATGGACGGGCTGCGGCCGATCCTGGCCGACCCGACCAAGCTGTGGATCAACCACAACATCAAGTTCGACCTGGAGTTCTTATTGCAGCTCGGTGACGTGGAGGTCAACTGCGAGATTGCGGACACCATGATCGCGTCCTGGTTGGTGGATGAGACCAGGGCGGGATCGGGGCGCCTGCGGTTGAAGGGCAAGGGCGGACTTATAGATGAGGAGTTCGACGTCCTGCTGGACGAGTGGGAGATGTCCGCCCTGTCCGGTACGCTGCCGGGGTTTGGCAAGTCCGCCGACGAGTACGGCCGCGACGACGCCAAGTGGACCTGGAAGCTGTGGCGGAAGATGGAGCCCAAGATCAAGCGCATGAAGCTTGAGAAGGTCTTCTGGGAGATCGAGATGCCGCTGGTGCGGTGCCTGGCCGACATGGAGATGGCCGGCATCATGGTCGATGTTCCGTACCTGCGTGAGCTGGGGAAGAAGCTTCAGAAGGAAGCCGACGATCTCGAAGTGCAGATCCAGAAGGAGGCCGGCTTCAAGATCCTGGTGAGCAGTCCCGAGCAGATCTCCAAGTGGCTGTTCGGCCCGCAGGGGCCCTTGAGGCCGTTTCCGTGGATGGTGCGGGGGAAGGGGAAGAAGGGGAAGCCGGGGGAGTACTCGACGGCCGAGGCCGTGCTGTCGGAGTACTCGGTGGACTTCCCGGTGGCCCAGATGATCCTGGACTGGCGCGGGCGCCAGAAGCTGATCGGCACCTACGTCAACCCACTCATCAAGCTGGCGACGTCCAATAGTGAGAGCCGCATCTATACGACGTTGTGGCAGTCGGGCACGGCGACCGGCCGCCTGTCGTCCAGCGATCCCAATCTTCAGAACGTCCCATCGGAGAACCCGGAGCACCCGAAAGAGCCACACCCATTGCGGCTGGCGTTCATTGCGCCGCCGGGGTTCAAGCTGGTGGTGGCCGACTACGGCCAGCTGGAACTCCGGATTATGGCACACCAGTCCCAAGACGAGAAGATGCTGGACGCCTACGCTACCGGGAAGGACCTGCACCAGATCACGATGGATGCCCTGGGCGTCGATGACCGGAAGGTTGGGAAGGGTCTGAACTTCGGCCTGCTGTACGGCATGGGGGCCGAGGGCTTCCGCAAGCATCTGTGGGTGAAGAGTCGGATACGGAAGACGTTGGACGAGTGCACGCGGTGGCGCTACGGGTTCTTTGAGCTGTACTCCGGGCTCCCGAGGTACTACCGGAAGATTGAGGACCAGATCCGGAAGAAGGGCATCGTCTACACCATCACCGGGCGCTACCGGCACCTGAAGGAGGAGATGGCCAGGGACGAGAATCGGGCCTACCGGCAGGGCATCAACTGCACGATTCAAGGCTCGGCGGCCGACCTGATTTCCATCGCCATGAGAAACCTGCGGGGTGAGCTGATCAAGCGGGCCCACCTGGACGCCCGGTGGAAGCTGGTTCGCATGATCTTGCAGGTGCATGACGAGCTCATCGTGGAGGCGCCCGACGAGCTCGTTGAAGAGGTCAAGAAGCTTGTGAGCGCGAGCATGGAGGGCGTGACGACCCTGCGTGTTCCGTTGCAGGCCGACGCCATGGCCGGCGTATCCTGGGGTGCTGCCAAGGCCAAGCCAAAGAAGGAGGAGAAGGTTGAAGCCGCTACTGCACGCTGACTTCTGGTTTCCCGAGGACGCCCTGAGCCCGATGGAGGTGGCTCAGGTGAACGACGACCTGGGCTTCAAGTCATTCGGCGGGGAGAAGTACGGCTTCGGGAAGCCATCTGTGGTCAGTCTGATGAAGACCGAGCAGAAGGCCGGGGTGACCTGGGTGGGTGTGCCGCGTCGGTATGCCTACGAGAAGTTGTTCAAGCTCTGTCTTGGGGCCGACGATCGGCTGGTCGACGGGACACCGGTGAAGCTGACGTTCGATGATACTGTCCAGGCGAAGCGGCCCGAGTTGAAGGCACGGCAGGATCAGCTGATCGGCGAGTACCTGGCGGCGCTCGAAGCCCAGGACACTCCCTTCAAGGGTGGCATTGCCTGTGCTCCGTGTGGCACAGGCAAGACGGTCATGCTCCTGAAGATCTTGTCCAAGCTGGGCCGGACGGCCCTGGTGTTGGTGCACAAGGACTTCCTGGTGGAGCAGTGGAAAGAACGCATGGCCGAGTTCCTGCACCTGAAGCCGGAAGAGATCGGCCATGTCCAGAGGGATACCTGTGACTTCCAGGACAAGAAGATCGTGGTGGCCATGGTGCAGTCGATCACGCAACGGAGCTACCCACAGGCGTTTTACGATTGGCCAGGGGTGGTGGTCTGCGACGAGACCCACCGGATGGGCGCCCCGGTGTTCAACCAGGCGATCCCGCTGTTCCCGGCGCGCTACCGGCTGGGCCTGACGGCCACGCCACGGCGCGGGGATGGCCTGCAGGCGGTGTTCGAGTGGCACATCGGGAAGGTGGCGGCCAAGATGGTGGGGGCCGAGACCACGCCCAAGGTCTACCAGGTGCCCTTCGACGTCTACATCCCGGAGCAGATCTACAAGTGGCGGGAGAAGGTGTTCCTGGGCAAGCTGGTGACCAAGCTCTGCAAGCTCCACAACCGTACGGACTGGATCGCCCGGGAGTGCGTCCGAGCCTGCAAGGCTGACCGGCGCGTGATGGTTCTCAGCGACCGCATCGAGCACCTGGAGGACTTGAAGACGGCCTTCAACGTGGAGTGCAGCAGCGCCTTCACGTCGGGGTTCTACATCGGGGGGATGAAGGACGCGGACCGGGCGGTCAGTGCACAATGTGACCTGATCCTTGGCACCTTCGCCATGGCCCAGGAGGGTCTGGACCTGCCCGAGGTCGACACCCTGTTCCTGGCGTCGCCGCACAGCGACGTGGAGCAGCCCATCGGGCGGATCCTGCGCTGGCACGAGGACAAGAAGGAGCCGGTGGTCGTGGACATCGTGGACTCTGTGCCGGTCTGCCAAAAGTTTGCCGAGAAGCGCCTGAAGCAATACAAGCGCCTGAAGTACGACGTCAAGCGGGAGGCGACGGCATGAGCGACGAGACCGTGGATTCTTCTGGAATTGACTTGACTCAAAGCGTCGTTTGGGTTATATCAGAGTAGTTGGAAAGGGGATGCCGATGGACCGGGACGTCGAGCGCTACCCCAGCCTGTACGGAAGTCTGCGGCGCGGGAAGCGTTCGCCCTGTCCGTTGCCCGTCGAAGAAAAGAGTCCGGACTTTTATGAGCTTCGCGCCGATATCGAGCGGCGCACCATCAGTCAGACGTACCGTGAAGAGAGATGTCTGTGCGGGGGTTGTTCCTCCGTGCGGGGGAGCCAGGAGCTCCAGGGACAGGCGATGTCGGGGCCGGGGTAGTCGGAGCACCGGAAGCGACACGCCAAGTGGTCGCCCTCCATGCGAAGGGCGGAAAGGGAGAAGGACGATGGGACGTGAGATTCAGACCGAGTTCCGGTTCGACAACAAGCACACCAGCCCGCATCACGGGTCGCACCCGCCGTACACTCCGTGGCAGCAGGATCTCCGGCTGATCAACCCGGAGAGCGGCCAGACCCTGCAGCAGTGGAAGATGCCCACGCAGCAGCCGCCCCCGATGCGCCACAGCTGACACTGACGGCGATGGAGGGGCGTGGCTCCGAGCCCCTCCCCGCCGATTGAAAGGAGATGGCCATGTCTCTAGGCGACATTGTGTTTGGGGTTTTCATCCGCGCGGTGGGCCTCAATGGTTCCAGCAACCGCGAGATGCGCGAGCACTGGGCCGAGGAAGAGCGGAAGGGCAAGGCGCGGGGCAGCACGTTTGAGACATACAACTGGGAAGAGAACCGCACCAATTTCAACACGATCCGCCATGACTGGGAACCCACAAGATTCAAGGCGCAGATTACGACACCGACGTTTTCCCACCTCCTCACCGATGATGACGC